GTTGATGTTTTGTGAGTCTTGAAGTTCTTATAGGAACTTTAAGTTACCCGATGTTACTGCGATCTCGCTAACATAGTCAGCTGCATTACCTAACGAACTTGCTGTATTTGTTAGTTCTACATAACCATAACGTGTCATGAAACTTACAACTGGTTCGAAAGTTGCAGGATCAAGTACAACACCTGAACTCATCAAAGGTACATATGGGCAATAAAACGCGGCTGCGTCCATTTCGCCTGAACCTTTATAGCCAACAAGTACGCCTGTGCTATCACTTGCGTATTGATTTACAAATATCCGCATTGTTCCATTCAATGTACCAACAAACTTTGTGTTTGTAGGTGCTTCAAATGTACCTTCTGTGGTACGTGCAAATGCACTTGTTGTTGCACTTTGTAGTACTGTAAGTGCGATTGGTGATACTACACACCAATTACCTGCGCCACGACGTGTACGTGCGGCAATCAAGTTTGCGGACTTATTAATTAGTACTGCTAATGCGGCATGCTCATCACCTACAAATACTTGTCCCTTACCACTTACTGCGGCTTGGTCATATGTATCTGCGGTTGTTGCTAGAGTTAGTAGAGAACCGATAATCTCTTGATCGATTTCAGCGGTTATCTCTTGTGCTAGTGCTGCCATTACTTCTGCTTCTACGTCAATACCGTGCTGGCTATTAGCGTCTTGTGCAGCTTCAAATGTCCAACGTGCGCTTAACTTACGTGTCTTGGCCTCAACTGTTTGTTTGAGGATTTGAATCGAAAGTTGATGTCCGCCATCTGCTTCTAAAGAACCAGTTGGGGCCGGAGCCGCGCCTGCGTCATCACCTGAATATGCTGTTGCAATCTTAAAAGGACTGAGTGCTTCTTCACCTGCCGTGGTGCCAAATGCTTCTGCGTAACGAACACGTAGGGTGTGGATTTGACCCACAGGACCTGTCATTGGCTGTACGCCAACAAGTTCGTTTGCAATTACAGTAGGCATAACCCGACGGATTACAGGTAAAATAACCTTATTTAAGGTAGCAACGTTACCCGCTGATGTGGTACCAGCAAGTGAGGTTTCCATAAGAGCTGTTTTGGTGTTCTCAAGAACGGTTTCCATTACAACTTTACGGTTACCGGTTAAGCCTTCTGTTAAGGCTTCTCGAGCTGCACCCCAGTTCTCGGACTCAAATAGTGCGTCTGTCATTTCAACATTCTCCTATTATTAAATTTAGGTTAAACCAGCTAATTTACGTAGGTTAATAATATCAGCACCATCTGCATCAGAATGTTCAGCTTCTGTTACTGCTTTATCACCTGTAACTATTGATTTATTTTCTGTCAAAGGTTGTTTCTTCGTAGAAATAATTTTCTCTGATAGAATAGTAGGCACATACTTCTTGAAAGATTCTGTAAGTTTTTCTGTTTTCGTTCCTTCCAACAAATCACTCATTATTTTCTTTTGCTTCTTACTAAGCGGTTGAAGTAATTCTGCCATAATTTTTGTACGTGCTACTGAATCTTGTGCGATTCGTGTTTCACGTTGAGTTGTATTAATTAACACCTCTTTTTCCTGAATAACGTTTTTTGCTTCTTCTAACTTTTGAGTTAGTGCTTGCTTTTCATTATCAAGTTTTTTAAGTTTTGTACCATCTGCTAATTGTGATGTCATAAATTCAGCTGCATATGTCTCGAAAATACTACGTCCAAACTCATTTTCACGAGCGGTCTTAATATCTTCTTTAAGTTGAGTTAACTCTCCTCTGAGACAATTTTCAATTATTACATTGATCTTTTCTGCGGCATTCTTTACAAATTCACGCTTAGCTTCTGCAATTAACTTTTTACCTTCAGAGACAAGTTTGATCTTAGTTTCTACTAGATCACGCTTATCATCATGAAATTCTTTAAGTTCTTTAGTTAACTGACGAAGTACAAATTCCTCCAACTTACCAAATTTGGTTTCTTGGAGCGTACGATCTTTTCGAAGTTCGTTTATTTCTTCCTTCAAAGTTTCAAGAACAAATGAATTCAACATACCAACATGTTCACCTACATTTGTTTTATAAGAAACTCTTTGTTCTGCAAGACCCTGCTTATCTTCGGCAAACTCAGAAAGTTCGGCTTTAATAACATCATTAAGCATCGCGTCAATTGCTTCTACAATTTGTGACTTGTCATTTTCATAACGAGTTGCAAATTCTTCACGCAATTCAGCGGCAACGCCTTCACGAGCTTCTGTCAACTGACCTTCCCATGCTTCAGATAAAGCACTTTTTACATCTTCAGAAAGAACATCGGACTTCAATAGTTCTTCGAAAGCATCTGCCATTAGAATTCTCCTAATTTATTTTAGGTCTTTAATTAACTTTAAAATTTCTTTCTTAAAGTGTGTTTGTGCACCATCATCATATTTTGTTGCTTCTACTAGATCCATTAAAACATTACCGTTCTTACGGTTCATTATTGCTTCGTATATAGGATCTGGATATGCATTAGGTGCAGATGGATTAGCAACAATATCTACAGTGATTATTTCAAATTCTGAAACATTACCACCTTCGTTTACGTTGCCTGAACCCCTGCTGGAAACTCCCAATTTTACACCATTTTCAAGTAATGTCTTACAGATATTACCCATTGGTGTAGGAAGAATCCTTAATTTTCCCATACCGTTATCTCCATTCATTGCCATTTCAGTAACTATGTGAGACACACGGTCTAAATTGACTTGTAAATCATCCGGATGATCTGCTTCACCTAACACAGAATATCCTTCTTTGATTTTTTCTTGAATGGATTTTACGGCGTTTGTAATTTCATTAACAGGATAAACTCTTTGATTTTGATTACGTACATTACCTTGAATAAAAATACCTCTCATGTACAAGTCTTTGGTACCTTCAGTATTTTCTACTGCTTCAGTAACTAAACCTGCTTGATCGTATGTTAATTGTTCAGTGAGTGTAATCATAATTTATTGTACCCCATTAAGAATGTATACTCTTTGTATTACCAGCGCCTTCTTTATTCGATGGTGCAGCTACATTACCAACACTAGGCTCTGTTGTGCTTGGGGAATTTGGATTGTCGCCTGTTGCAGGGGATGATTCACGATTATATCCTGAATGATCTGATCCTGTTTGACCAACTGGGCCTCCTCCACTTCCTGCGTCACTGCCAGGTCCTACTGTAGATTTTGTATTATCTGCTCCTCCTGAATTGGAAGGTGCCGCTACTGCTGATAGCTCAGCCGCTTCTTCTAACTCTTCAAGCTCTTCTACAACTTCTTCTCCAGGTACAACGGATTCCATTTCTGGCTCTTCAAAGTCTACTGGCATCTCTTCATCACCTTCGACTTCTTCTTCGCCTTCAACATCATCACCCATCATCTCTGCAAAAGCTACTTTGAGTTCTGCTAAAGCGTCTTCGACATTCATCATAGCATCTTCAACGTCGACTTCTTCGTCGTCGCCTTCGGGTGCCATATCGCCTGCTAGATCTTCTGCTGCTTCTTCGTCTTCGAGATCATCTTCAGAAAACATCTCTTCTGCATCAATCTCTTCGGCGTCAGCTTCAATTGAATTAGCAAATCGTTCTTCTGGATCGCCACCAATTGCTTCTTCTACAGCTTCTTCATCTTCGTCTTTGGCTTCTTCTGTAATGTCATCTTCGATATCAGCATCTGATTCAACCAAGTCACTATATATAGTTTTGGCTTTTTCAACAAATACTTCATGAAGAAGATCTGTTGCTTTTTCGTTTTCCTCGTTTACTAGGTATTCGAGTACTTGCTCTAATTTTTGTGTAGTCATATAATTCTCCTAACAAGTG